GTTTCTCTAGATTGGAAATATTCTACTATGTTTTGGAATTCTACCAATTAAGAAATCCATTTGATCAGCTAGGATCTTCTTATTACGCAGAATCATTTTCTCGAATATATTTGGTACATAAGGAACAAACAAAAGATGCATTCTTGCTTCTTCTGGAGTCTTATTGCCTTTTCTATGGTTACATGGCTTACAAGCAGCCACCACATTTGTCCATAAGTTTCGGCCACCACGTGACCGCGGAAGGACATGATCAATCGTTAGTTCTTTGGCTGTAAACTGATTACCGCAATAAGCACACAAGTGGCGATCACGTGAATATAAAACATAACGGTCAGCATAAATTGATTCTCTATCATAAAATTCTGAACCAAGGATTGGTCCGGAGACACCTAGGATTGACGATATAGTGATTTTCGATCGCTCGCCGTTACTATTGATACCACCATAGAACTGTTTAATTTCGGAACCTGTTTCCCATACAATTTTCTTTTTGGCATAGTAACAAACAGCGGTTTCAAAATCGACCCAATCTTTGGGTGTACCAGCGCTATCAGCAATTAATACAAGCGACACGTTCAACTCCTAATGGTCAACATAATATATTTATTATACTACCCCTTAGGTTTAGAATCAACAGCATACGTTTTTAGTTCTTCGCTCCAATTGAATATCTTAACAAAGTACTCAAATCTACGAGGCTCAACCAATGGATTTGGTAACTGTTCGCCATAGTTATCAACGAGCTTTTTGTACCTTTCCATCACTTGTTCGTCGTCCATTCTTTTTTTCCTTCTTCTTACCGAAGATCTTTTCCCAATTGTTTCTATAAAGGTCACTAGTCAACTTTGTTTTTATTGTGTCTCCAGTAACATCATTTTTTGTTGCCATTTTTCAATCTCGCTGCTTTTAATGCTTGTACAAGTTGATAGTTTTCTGTATGTTGTAATGTTATATTAGTAATCTGACATTCATCAGACGAGTTAATCATTGCTGCTATTTGTGATGCCACAGCTTTATAAGAAACGGAGTGGGCGTCACCATTTAATAGTCCTAGTGTAATGGTTGATATCTTACACATCCTATCAGAATTGTATATCAGGTTGTTTGCCATATGCTCTAGAGCAGCTTTCTGTGCCGCATAGAGATATCCTTTTGAGATATTTGGCTGCGCTGCTCTAGAGGAGATATTTATGATATGTTTAGTTGGATCGTCCCTCCAAACTTTAAACAATTCATTTAATATTTCTGTCTGAGAGAATCTATAATTAGCGTTGTTTATAAACACATCAGCATCTCTCACAGTTTCAACAACACTCGGTGTATTATTGAGATCGATATCGCCAACACCATATCCCCTCACAACAAATCCTAATTCACTGAGAGAAGCTATTACTTCTTTAGCAAGGCCTGTTGATCTACCTGTTATTTTTACTAGCTTCATAATTATAAATTATATCAAATGATTGTTTACCAAATAGAGTACCCTTCACGGAACACTTATTGCATGGTGATTGTGATCTATCACCCTTGGCTAACTTTCGTCTAATCTTCTGCATTGGTTTACTAAACCACACATCAAATAAACTATCATTCATTAAGTTTCCAATAACATGCTCTCTGCCCCAATCATTTGAGCAAAAGAGAACATCACCATTCCAATCAACAAACATCTTATAAAATGGATAATAGCACTGAGTACCCTTGAGCGATTCGATACTACTTTCTTCAACCCCCAACCATTGTATAGTACCTGATCTGTTGTTTAGAATTAAACCATGATCCCCACCATCCCAATGCATTCTATATTTGTAGTTTACATTTACAGTGTATCCTTCCATAATCTTTTCAAATTTTTCCATCTGATGGATACCATCATAGAGATTTATGTAGAGGAAAGAGAGGCCACCATCAAACAATTTCTTCACTATTGCTTTTGTTAGTTTGTCGCCATTAGTGTTACATTCAATAGTATTTTCTGGTAGGTGCTTCCTGAATGCAGCTACGATTTCAGGAAACCTTGGGTTAAGTAAATTTTCACCAAATCCACTTAGTGATATCTTACCCTTATAGATCCCATGTAGCTTAGATGCAATAATTTCAGCCCCTAATGGACTCATATGCAAGTTTCTATTAGGAAAGACTTTAGGGTCATGTCTTGGACAGAAGACACAGGTTCTATTACATAGCTCTGTAGTATTGACTTCTACAGAAAGAATAGATGAAAGCGGATCTGAATGATCCACCTTTTCCATGTGTATTCTTTCTTGATTAATTCTATGTTCTAAGAATGTGAACTGATTTTCAACTGTTGCCAATTTTTTACTTCTCTATTAATAATGTACTTTGTCTCACTACTCACTGCAACCTTTTTGTATAAGTCGAGATTATTATTTAGTAGCTCAATCATCATCTCATCTTTTTCAATTGCTACAGTTGCGTTTTGATTCCTTCCTGCTTCAACATACTCTGTTCCTCTTTCAAGAACGAAATTTATGTTGTCATATGAATTCCAAACTTCATGGATAAACTTATTAAAATAGTTTGGGTAGTAAGAAGGTGGTACATATGCTAAACCAAGAAGGATAGGTGAATCAGTAATAACATAATCTACCTTCCCCTTCAATCTAACTAAACGTCTATTTTGGTGGGCCAGGACATAAAACTCATCATCTAAATAACTAAGGTGACCCTCCCAGGTAACTTCCTTAGCAAACTCATTCACTAGCTCTACGCTTGCCCCCTCGCGCTTCATCAAGGCGAATAGGTCAGCAGCAATAGTAGACTTACCAATGCCTGGCCCACCAAATAGATTGATAACCTTCATTCTAAAATTTCAACTTCACTTTCTGTTATAACTGCAACTCTTGCTCCACATGGAAGCAAAGGTTTGTCGTTACCCGAATACACTACTTCACTTGGTCCTAAAATCTTTACTCTTTTACAATACGTATTCTTACTTCCACGCTTAACTGTAATTACAGCTTCTGATTCGTTATTCTTTTTGTTAGAACGAATAATGTGTTGGTTTACGTGGATGTATGTTTTCATTGTGTGAATATAATAGTTAGTATTAATCCGAAGCAGGCAGCGCCAAAGAAAATATATTCACCCCTGACAGGTTTACGGCGTTTTCTGTGTGGACATCTTCCTTGCTGCCAATCACAATACTGTTCACCAATTGTTTTGCCACAAAGAGTACACTTACTTCCTTTGATCATTAGCATCACATTTGCTCCACACAGCCTTGACAGTTTCGTAGGGGACAACAACTGTTAGATCTTGACCATACTTTTCCCTGTAATTGTCAAATCGCTTAACATTTTTTGATACAGCACCAACAATGACACCAACAACCTTACCATCACTTTTTGCCTTTACTGGTCCACCTGACATTCCTTTAACAGTAAATCCAGAACCGATCCAAAAGTTATTTGTTGGCTGCCCTCTAAAACCAAGAACAGTCTTATGGAGAACCTTTCCTTGACTCCGCGACTCCATTACCATATCGAAGGATTTGTCCTCTGAGAGAACCTCCATTCGTCCAATATATTCTACGTCTTCATATGACACAGGGTCACGCCAATTTGCAAATTCACTTTCGTGCTCAACAAATTTTATATCTCTATTGAAGTCGTTGCAGAGTTCATTTTCAACGTATGCATCAATGTGTGCTGATGTTACAATAATATTATCTTGTTCCCAAGGAGAAGCAGATGCCTCTCTCATCCTAAACTTTCCCCTAACTGTAAGAGCCATGAGCTCTCTCATACCTGGTGATTCAACAATATCATCAGTTGGTATTGATTGAGCAAATACTGGACATACAAGCAATGCTACCAATGATGTATAATATTTGATATAATTGCGATACATGTGACAATCTCCAACGCTCTCAAACACCACCATATAACTGGTGAATGTTTTTCTATTACTCTACCAAACGTCATTATTCGTTTCATATGAATTGGTGCCCAGGAGAGGACTCGAACCTCCATGCACTAAGGCAGTGGCTTCTAAGACCACCGTGTATACCATTCCACCACCTGGGCATATGTTGTGCATTATATATTAATACACAGTAATAGTCAACTAGAACTCCTGCGTAAATGTTATTGTCCACTGTCTCGAGTCACCAGCCCAAGCACCAGCCCATTGACCAACATAAACTGCACCCTCTGCAAATTCCTTATCTAAACAATTCGTGCAACCAACAGTTACGTAAGAATCGTTAAACTTCAACATCCACTGAGAGTCGAGAGTAGTAAAGGCATCAACACTATCAATTCCTTTATTGGCAAGGAAAGGAGCAGTTACTGCTAAGTTAGCAGGAGTTAGCTTATAGTCGCTAACATGATAGCCACTTAGGTTCCATAGTAGATTCTTCCATTCTACTTTCATACCAGCCCGAACTTGTAGTTCTGGTGAGCGTTGTAGTTCATCCGCCAAGTTAGCAGGCTTGTTACCCTTATATTTCGAATCGAGAGTACCAACACTACCATAGAGAGTTAGTAGATTATTTACTAACCAATTGCCTTCCATTTCCACACCTCGGATTTTGGCATCAGCAGTTTGTACTGTAAATGCACCATTAATTGTTAAAGTATTAAAGAG